AACCCTGTTTGTGGCGATAAACCTGAGGATGATGACGAATGATTATCCGAGAGTTCTCTGTCGTATGCGATGGTTGTGGTCGTGTAGATCAGGATAAGTTCGCTTATTCAAGTGACCTGAAAGCAGATAAACGGAAATCCGGGTGGAAGTTTTCTAACGAGGCTTACTGCCCGAAATGTGCCAATGAAACTATTACCTGTTCAATTTGTCAGGAACTCTTGACAGATAACTAACCCCCTGTTTCTGTCCGAGAGCGCATACCCCTGCCTATATGGTGGGGGTATGTCATTTTCTGACCAACCTGATTCGCCGTTGAAAGAAGCATCAATTGCTTTGAATGAGATGTTTATGACAATGACACAATCAGGGTTCACGGAGTTGCAGGCTTTACGCCTTGTCGCTTTTCTGATTGAAGACATGACAAACTCAGATCACGCAGACTAAAACCCTATAGAGGGCTTCTAAACAGTCCTTTACTTTAGAATGGCGAAAATGGCAGCTCAACCCGATTTTCAGGAACTAGGTTCTTCCGGGCTTCAACGCACCTCAGGATTCGTAATAGATGACTTCATCACGAACTTACGTGGTGTTCAAGGTATGCGCGTATGGCGCGAAATGTCGGACAACGATCCTGTCGTTGGCGCAATGCTGTATGCGATTGAGCGTTTGATCCTGGCTATCGAATGGGATGTTGAGCCTTACACGGAACGAAAGACTGATTCGATAAAGCGAAAAGATCAAGTTCAGGCTGATTTCATCAAGGAATGTATGGATGATATGAGCGAGTCTTGGCCTGCCATGTTGTCGCAGATTTTGTCGTTTTTGCCGTTCGGTTTTGCTTATTGTGAGATTGTCTATAAGAAGCGTCAGGGTCCTGATCAGAAGGACAGTCGCCGCAAGTCCAAATATAACGATGGCAAGGTTGGCTGGCGAAAGATTGCTCTTCGCGCGCAGGAGACTTTGTGGGATTGGGAGTTTGATGAGAATGGCTCTATTCAGGCCATGCGACAGTCAGATCCTTCTGTTCCTAAGGGCGTAGTTTCTATCCCTATTGAGAAGGCTTTATTGTTCCGCACGGCTACTCCACGCAACAACCCTGAGGGTCGTTCGATTCTTCGTAATGCGTATCGCCCTTGGTTCTTTAAGAAAACCATTGAGGAAATTGAGGCTGTAGGTATTGAGCGTGACTTGGCTGGTTTGCCTGTCGCTTATGTGCCACCTTCTTTGTTGTCTTCTAATGCCACCGCAGCTGAGGTTTCGGCTCGTAACGCTATGCAGGATCTGATCCGAGGTATTAAGCGCAACGAGAATGAGGGCATTTTGTTCCCTCTTGCCTATGACGAGCAGGGTCGTGAGCAATACAAGTTGACTTTGTTGAGTTCCGGGGGAACCCGCAACTTCAATACTGATGCGATTATTGCCCGCTATGACCAACGTATTTCGATGATCATTTTGGCTGACTTCATCCTTTTGGGCCATGAAAAGGTTGGCTCGTTTGCTTTGGGTGCTTCCAAGATTGACTTGTTCACGTCGGCTATTCAGCAGATTGCTAACTCGATTGCAGATACTTTCAACCAACATGCGATTCCTCGTTTGATGAAGCTGAACGGTATGGATACGACTCGTATGCCGAAGATCAAGCCGGGTGAAATCACCCATGTTGACCTTGGTGTTCTCGGTGACTTCATCTCCAAGATGGCTGCCGCAGGTGCTATGCAACCTGACCTTGAGTTGGACAACTTCCTACGTGGTTTGGCTAACTTGCCGAAGCGCAGCGAAACTGAGGGTGTTCCACAGCCAGGTATGGGTATGCCACCTCAGCAGGGTGCGCCACAAGCCCCAAGACAAGCCCCAGCCCCTGAAGTCAATGTGTTTGATCAGGTTGGGCAAGGCGGCCAAGCCGAAGCCACAGGAGCAACAACCGCTGACGCTAAGGAGTAGTCATGCCGTTCGTACAGAAGCGGATAGCTCGACACGACCATCAGTTATGCGATGACGATGTTCCCAGCTTTGAGCCAGTATTTAAGGCCTTTGATGACACGATAGACCCGGCTATGCAAGCTGATATCGAGGCTTTGCAACAGCTTTATCAGAATGCGATGAGTGGGATGGGCGCGACTGTTAATCGTGTTCGTGATGGTTTGGTTCGTCAGGGGCGTGGTGATGATCTTCGTTTGTTTCAGGAAACCTTTGCTGCACAAGCAATTGAGGATTTACGTCGGTCGCTTGGTGAGGTGAGTCTTGCTACCGAGGAGCAGGTGATGGCTGAGATTCGGGCCGCTATCACTCGACTTCCTTCCGGGGTTGCTGGGGTTATGCGATTCAACAATAAGGACCCACGTGCTATTCGTTGGGCCGAGCAACGTGCTGGGGCGATGATTAAGCAGATTGAGGCAGATACTCTCCAGGCTGTTCGTGGGGCTATTTCTAGGGTTTTGACGGGTGGTGGAGGTATTCAGCGAGCTGCAAGGGATATCTCTCGTGTGATCGGCTTGCATGATCGCTGGCAGACAGCGGTGAATAACTACTACAACAAAGAGGTCACTCGATTGACTCGTACTTCCGGGGTGGAGAATGCGATGATCCAAGCCCAGGAGTTGGCTTTGAAGTATCGAGATCAGTTGGTTCGCGCTCGCGCGGTAAATATCGCTCGGACAGAGATTTTGGCTGCACAGAACATTGGTCAGGTGTTGTCGTGGTATCAGGCTGCTGATCAGGGTTATTTGGATCTTTCTACAGCGGAAAAGGAATGGGTTATTGGGCCTGATGGTTGGCGTGGGGTCAAGGTTTGCCCTATTTGTATGGAGTTGGCTGGGTCGCGTGTGCCTGTCACGGGTGTGTTTACTAATGGGGAGATTTGTCCCCCGGCTCACCCGTCTTGTCGTTGTACGTTGAATCTGATTGCTTTGGTGGGTGTTGGCGATCAGGTGGATGCGTTGACTTCTGAGGATGTGGTGGGCTGATGCCTTGGCATTTGAAGTCTGAGGGCGATCAGGTATTGGTTGTTCGTGACCGAGATGAAAAGGTTGTTGGTCGTCATGCGAACCGTAAAAAGGCAACTGCACAGTTACGGGTTTTGTATTCGTTAGAGAAAGCACAGTTTGCTTCACGTACGGAAGCTGCACGATATGCGGCAAACATGCGGTGGAAAAACCATCAGAAAAAAGAAGATGACAAAAAGGGTCGTGGTCACAAAAGCCCTCTTGCTCAATCAATTATTGAGGCAAACGAGTCCCTTAAAAAAGCAGGGATTACTGTTCGTGCAATAGAAATGGACAATTCAGGATCTGAAGAGATGCAACAATTGTCAGAAAAACTACGAATCAAAATAGAAAAATCAGCCAAAATAATAAGTAAAAGCAAAAACTTTGCTCCACTTACCCAAGAGAGGTGGTTTTTTGAGGCGGTTAATCTTATGAAAGCAAGTGTGAAAGTTCAAGATGATGCTTTGATGCCACGCAAGGTATTTATGATAGTTGCAGAAAAAGGTAATGCGATAGTTGGTGCAATGAGATATGTTCCCGATTCTTTCAAAGAAGAAACGAAACATTTACAAGAAGGAGAAATACCTTCTGCTGGCTCACTTCGGGTGTTAAAAGGCGTTGGCACGGCTATGTTTGGCGAAGCAATTAAAATAGCAGCACAAACAGGAACAGGAAGAATAAGAATAGAAGCACTAAACACCGCAGAGCCATTTTGGAAATCTCAGGGTTTTGAGCGAGTAAAAAATGCCAAACTTAAAGAAAACTCTACTTACGACATGACGATAGATGCGGATACTGTTCAAGCACTCGCTAAGGAGATTTCATCGTGATCATTCCAACTTTTGAAGAAATGGATGATGCTGTTGAAGGCTTGTTGGAACTTTTTGAGGAACAAGATTCGCAGTCTTTGGTTGATCTGATCAAAGCCTCGTTTGCTGGGGATAGGTCAGCGGCTGGTCGTTATGCCGCACAACAGCGTTGGAAGGGCAATGCGAAGGATGACATTTCTAATCAGGTGACAGTCGGTTTTGAATCAGAGGGAAAAAACAGAGGAACCGTGTGGGCGACCGATAAGGCAACAGGCAAGGTTGTCGGTGCCTTGAAGTTTGATGCCAATTTTATAGGAAAAATCTATGTGGCTAAAGATTATCGAAGGAAGGGCATTGGATCATTTTTATATAACGAGGCGAAGAAGCACAATGGCGGCGTAGAGATGAAAGCCGATGATTACACCGTTTCCGGGGCTGGTTTTATGTCGGCCGTAACAGGAAAAGAGGTTTTTCAGACTGGTGACAATTCGTGGGCAGGAATTGAGTGGAAGTCTTGGCTTGAAAGGTTGGACAGGGATGCGTTGAAGAAGCAATCTTTGGTTGATCTAATCAAAGCTTCGTTTGCTGGGGATAGGTCGGCTGCTGGAAGGTACGCGGCCGAACAGAGATGGAAAGGTCATGCGAAGGTTGACGAACCACGTGATTACCAAAACATTTCTTTAGCCGAATATGAAAAGCTTTCGTCTGTGACAAGCCAAAAAGAAAAAGCAGTTGATTCACCTGTTGCCCGGAAAGCTTACGGCGTTTGGGGTACAAGTTCTTTCGTGCAAATTAACGAGACTCTCAGAGGGCATGAAATAGATGAAGATAGTTGGATTCCTGAATCATTTAGCGCAGAGGAAGCGGCTCAATCATTGAAGGATAACTTTGATGCGTTTGCAGTTGAGTTACCTAAAGATGCAACAGTTTTTCGTGGTGTGGCTTATGAATCGGAAGTGGGGTTTATTGAAGAGGGAACAATTTTTACTGATAAAGGTCTAATTTCAACATCTACTACCTTTAAGTTTGCTCGAAGTTTTGGGGATGGATCTGAACTGGATTTGGTCTTTGACATTCAGATACCAAAAGGCACAAAAGTATGGGCACCGAAAACTGCTTTTGTTAAACAAGAAACAGAAATCACATTAAGACCAGGTACTCGTTTTAAGGTCAAACAGGTCTATGACGAAAGCGATGATTACGGCGATGTAAGGCGTGTTGTGATGGAGGTAATCAATGATTAACAGGTTTATTGGTGAATGGTCGGATTTGATTCGAGTGGATGCGACCAAAGAAATGTCGCTTGTTGATTTGATCAAGGCTTCTTTTGCTGGTGACCGTAGTGCCGCTGGGCGTTATGCCGCGCAACAACGTTGGAAGAACCAACAGAAGAAGATTGAGAAACCGAAGGATGACGGCCCACCACCTATTGATCCAAGGCTTGTTGAGGCTAAAAAAGTGTTGGATTCGGTG